GGATTTATCATATAGCCGCTTGCATGGAGTTGTGAACACTTCAAGACTCTCACTAATTGCTTATCATGGACTTGTTTGCTTAATTCTTCTTTGGCTAATTTTAGCTTTACTTTTGCTAAATCCGAACATATTTTATTATTAACTCCCAAAGGAATCATAAAAGATATTTGACCTCCCCATCCTTCATTTATGCTGTATGTATCTTCACCTTGAGCATCATTGCCAGTGTAAAAAGGTGTTATGCTCATGCTGGGCTGAGAGCAAACTAAATTTCCAAATTGATTCTTACTTGTAGCTCCTTGGTTTATATTCATGTTCTGATTAATTATTGATGAGTTACCTACTGCATTGGGTTGTGCTATTACATCAGTCTCACCCTCTGCCAATACTGGGCTACTGACTAAAGACGCTGAGAGAAGTGATAACGCTAGTAGTTGTGATCGAGTCATTCTGGGTGATTTTTTCTATCATTTGGCTTGCTGCTCTTGTAGTAATGGACAAAGACCAATCATCAGTTACAGTTTTTGGGGTGAATATTGCATCTGAGTGAGCAATGCCTCCAGAGCTAGCAGAGGTGACTTCTATGTTTGAAGCTTCCCAAGAATTAATCGCTGCCCCATATTTCTCAGTCACTACCGAGCGGGTTATTGTCTGAGTAGTATTTTCAGTGCGGTTGCTAGAGCCAGTAGTCCAAGTTGGAGTCCCATTTGCAAATACTGGACTTGATAGGAAAAAAGCTAAAATAATTAATTTTTTCATGGTTTTGGTTTTGTAGGTTCTACTTTTACGACTTCTGGTTTACTTGTTATTAGCTCAATCGGTTGCCTTATTATTATAGTCTGCTGTCCAGAGGAGTTGCCGACACCATTTGATATTTCACCTTCTTTCTTTTTCTTTTTAGCTCCCTGTGCTGCATTAACACTTATACCGAGTCCACCAAGTATGTTACCTAATAATCCAGCAGCAAAAGTGCTATCAACTCTTGGCTGGTCTGGTATATCAACTCCGAACAGTTTATTAGGCAGTTTCACATAACCTAAAGATAAAACTAACAAACACCAAGTCAAGATAAAACCTTGTGCGACAGTAGAGACTAAAAAAGTAATTTTTTCTTGGTAATCTGGCTTATCATCCTCTGTTTGTTGTATTTTTTGCTCTTTTTCTATTGTTTTATCTGTCATAGTGTAGTTTTATTAGCAATAATAGGCATAATTATAGATTTAAGCAATGGGAGAGGTACAAGCAGCGTTAATAGGTGCAATAGTTACAGCTTTAGCTATGACTTTATCTAATATGAGCAATAGAAGAGAAAAAACTATTATTGATATTTATAATAGATTAAATAAATTAAGTGAAGCGGTAAGTAGGTTAGAAGGCAAGATTCAATAAAGTTTGGTATGTTTGGATAAGAACACAAAACATTATGTCAAAGTTTCTTATTGGATTGTTTATCAGATTTGGTAAAAGTGAATCTCTACGCAAAGCTGTATTGTTACTTTTAAAAGATGCCTCCTCAAAAACTGATAACGATATTGACGACGCAATAGTAAAAATGATTGAAGAAAAATTGTTTCCAGTAAAATGAGGCAAATAATAAAGGCTCTAAATTCTCAAATGTCCTTAGAGGAGGAGTTTGCTTTAGAAAAAAACATTAAATATATAAAAGAAGAAACTAATATAAAAGAATTAAAAACTTTCGCAACCAATCTCTTAAGGACAAGCAGTAAACAAAGTCATTTTATCTCTGCTTCACTAGAAATTATTTGTGACCAACAAGATTTGATATTTGATTATCAAAGAAAATTAAAGAAAAAAAATGCGACTTTTTGGAGCCGCATAAAATATGTGTTATTTGGTAAAGACTAATCTAGTTCTTTAGAAATGTCTTTCCAGTAATGTGTGTCTTTATGTAAGTTCACCATTCTGTCTAGCGCATCCCTGTAAACACATTCATAAGTTTTTTCATTTTCAGGATCATAAAATATTTGACCCTCATAAGGTGAGGTAGGAAATGACAATAATTATACTTTCTGGCTTTGTTATTTTAGAAAGGTAAGTCACTAACGTCAATCATCTTTTCTTCAGAGTCTGCATTGCTCTGTGGTTGGTCTTTCGGAGGTAATGGGGCTAGTTTGCCACTATTACCCCACATACCGCCCCAAAGCGTAAATCCAGCTTCTTCATGGTACTCTTTCTTGTCTGTATAGACTCTAATCTTTGTATTATTTTTTAATGCACTTTCATATGCATTCATAAAAAATTCTGCTGCTTTTTGTGCATTTTCAAGAGTGAAATCAAAAATAACATTTTTTTCAGGTGCATAATCATTTGCAGGGTTAGGGTTATTAACCACTCTGAATTTTGCAGTAAATGCTGGTTGTACTTTTGCCATAATTAAAAAGGTTTCTTAGGTGTAATGTTGTTTGCTTGTTCCCACTTAAGGATTTCTTTTAGTTCATATCGAACCTTTGCGGAACCTGATGATATCGCATATTTAGGAACTGTATAGTATTCGGGTCCACGATTTTTACGTCTCCAATCAGCAATAGTTGCAGGGCTTAACCCATATCTTTCAGCTAACTGGTCAGATGTAAAGAATTGCTGTTCAGTTTGGTTCATGGTGTTAATGCTTTTCTCCTAGCTTTAATGAGGTCGATAAGTTTATTATATTGATCCTCAGTTATTTTCCCTTCCTCTAGCCTTGCGACTAGAGTATTGAAATGTTGGTCTAACTGAGCATCGGTTGTTGATTTCACAATAGCGTCACGTGCTAATACAGCTATGTTCTGTTTGTGTTGAACATTAGCTTTAGGCTTTTCTTTTTTAGGCTTTTCATCCTCTATTTCCATATTGTCATCCATATCAGTTTCAAGACCAAGAATTAATTTAATACTGTATCTTCTTTGATATGTAACAGAGCCGCCCCAAACATGTGCTTCATTTTTCCTTTCTAAATCTCTTGGAGGTAGAAAGAAAGGTAGTTCACTAATTTCTTCATGTCCATCCTCATGGACTAATTTAGTTCTGATTAATGTTTCACCAGTTGGTGTATAACCAAAAAGTTGTGATAAATGAAAGCCATTTTTATGTAACACTGGTTGAACTTTAGAAAGCATTTGCTCTAGCGGCAAATAGCTATATGCAAATTTACCAGCACCTACTTCTTTACTCCTGTCTAAAGAAGGAAATTCTTTTTGTGCTTTTTGTAATGCTTTAATGAAAGCTATTTTAGGATTAGATTCAGTCACGATGCTTTAATTACCTCCAAAATTGTTGATTCTTTATGCGCTGGTTTATCTACTTTGTACATATGTGTATCGGGTCTTGGTGCAATGAACCTTTGTGTGGGAACATTTTGAACGTGTTTGTTAAAACAAACTATAAAAGCATTCAATATAAACCTTTGATAGAAAGAACCTCTCTTACGGTATTCAACATTACTTAGTTGATTTCTAAAAGAAAGTACTGCGCTATCAGGTTGTAAATTTGCTCCAAGTGTTACAGCATCCCAAAACTCCCACATCTGTAACTCAGACCAGCCAGCATCTATACAAATCATTGTGAAAACTAGACCAATACTTTTAGGAAAACATTTGTAATTACTATGTTTCTTAGAAACTACAGAGAATAGAGATTCTATTAAATCTTTTTTTTCCTCATATATCTGCAAAATTTGGGCAGATGTTGGTGAAACTGTGCTAGACCATGGACGTTTTGGATAATTATTGTACAAATAATAAACCTTTATGGCTGCTGCAATAAATTTACCTGATGAGCTACCAGCAATATCAAGACCATCTCCAGCAGTTCTAGCCGCTCCAGTATCTACACAATCAAATATTTTAGGATCCATATTAGTGCCAACTAATATAGGAAGTGTTTTACCTGTTTGTAAGATCGCTGCAAGTCTGTGCTGACCATCAATTAAATTACCATGAGAGTCAAAAGCTATTCCCTGATTAGTGAGTCTCCATTCACCATTTTCTATAGCTCTAGTTAGTTTTTTTAGATTAGAAGCTTTAATACCTCTATTGTTTCTATTTCTAGAAACAAGTATTTTTTTAGCTTTATCTGGTGTCATTTGCATGACTTTAAATTCTGGTTTAATCATTGGAGTTTCCGAGCCAGTAAGGTTTGTCGAGGGTTTGGATTCCGTTGGGTTCTGAGTCGGTATATCCGAGCCATTTTCCAGCTTGAGTTGCTTCAGATATTTTAGAAATCGCTTGTTCTTGAAGTTCATAACCTATGTCTAAAAATTCGGTGGATAAATCGTAAATTCCTATGTTGTAAGGAAATGTTTTTTCTATTACTACAAATACAAAACGCTTTGCGCCTGTACCTTGTAAGTAATGTGCTGCTTAAAGATGGTAATTAAATGTCGTTATTGTTTTAGTAAACGACTCTGGGGATGAACCACCTTCTCCAGTAGTTTTAAGATCAACTATTGTATCGCCATTAATTTTGTCACAACGACACTTAAGGTCTAATTTAGAATCATTATGAGTCCACCAGAAACTTTGCTCTGACAAACCTCCATCTAATAATTCATGCGCTTTAGGATGACTACAAATTGCTTGGGTCATATTGTCAAGCAAGGCAGCATCTAAAGGACTAACAGCAGTTATGCCTTGTTTGTCATAATCTAGTGCTAATGCTTTACCTTCTTTAGTGCGCTTATTTTCTACGACTCTAAATTTTTCGTGAAAAGTGTCAGGCTCTAAACACATCGCGTGGAGCATAGTTCCAAACTTCATAGCTGGTGTTGGAAGTTTTGGCGGTGCAAGTTCATTGAATTTGCTGTGCCATAATGCTCTAGCATTTTGTTTGATAACCAGTTTAAAATCACTAGCACTATAAGCAGGGTCTGCTAGATAGCTTGCAAAATCTACTGATACTGGTTCAATAGCTTGGCTCATCATTTTATTACCCTCAAATGTGATCTACATTGATAAGGACTCATTGGACCAAAAGCCATTTCTAATTTTGGAAATGTTTTAAATATTAATGCTCGATTAATTGGATCTGCTGCAAGTGCAGCGTGTGCAAGTTTGCTGTAGAAACTACCACCATTTAAAATGGCTATCTCTAATGTTTTTAACTGTTCGCTGTTATTCATAGTTATAATTAAGTAGGCCGCGTAGGTTTGCGGTTCTTGGGTTGAAAACTGGTTTGGGCGAGGGGATCGCCTCTGCCAGTTTTTTTTATGGTCAGCAATAAATTTGTATATGCTGCAACTACTAAAAGTGTTAAACAGATTGAGTTATACATCTTTTATCTCAGTAGTTTTTTCTTGATCTTTATAAAACTGTTTTCTAAACTGCATTCTTAACTCATCTTCCAACGTATCAATTAATCCATTCATAATTTGTATATCTTCAGATAATTTATAAATTTGTTTAGCTAGATTTGATATTGCAATAGAACAACTTAATTGACCATCAAACACTACCTCCATAGCATTTCCCCAATCATTATTCCAACATTCAGAACATTGGCCTGTAATTTCATCCAAGATTTCATCTGCCTCTTGCCCTGCTGGTTCATACTGTAGTTTCTCTAAGACAGCAGTTTTAGCTAAATACAAACCGTGCATTTTTTCAATATTAGTGCGAGCAGTATCTTTTAAGCTGTTCATTTTCTTATAAGACTGAGTGCGTTTTTCTCTGAGTTTTGATAACTCAGGATCAGCACTTACATAGTCATTCATTTTTTGATAATCAAAATCAGCCATTAAAATTTGCCTCCAATTCTTGTATTGTTGTGTGGGAATCAATAGCCTTTTCACAAGCTATCTGCGCGTGTTCTTGTGTAATTTCTGGATCTGATAACATTATCGTTAGCATTTTTGTAAGTTCATCGAACTGTTGAGCATTAGCTGCTGGATCGAATAAAAGAAAAAAACATTGAAATAGTAATTCGTATTTATCTTTAGGTGGTTCTAATTTCATTTTGAAATCTCCTCACAAGCGCGAACTATTCCAGCATCACAGTCTGCAACAGTCATCTTATGTAAAGAACCAGATAAAGCTGTATAGAACAAACCTGATACAGCCATCATTAAAAATAAATGCCTCATTTGTTTTCACCACTTTTGTTGTACTTTTCAATAAACTTTGCTACTGAGTCCATAGTCTTTTGTGAAACTTTCATAACCTTTGCAGCTTCTTCAGCACCACCAAAAAATTCATTGATGTGGCGGCTTGTAGTTTTACTATGGAACTTTTCTGTAACCATATCGTCAGCTAGTTCAGCAGTAGGCTTAACTGCAACGAATGTGTCGTAAGACTTTAAAAAAGTGCCTTCAGGATAAGTAACAAGGGTAACATTCTTAGACATCACTAAACCTCACAGTTCATGTACTCAGAAGGTGCGACACCTCTGTTTGTCTGTCTAGCCATCTGTTCTAGCATTTCTCTAATAGTGCCAGCAAAGCTATCTTCATGGGCTGCCTGAAACTCTTCTTCATCATCTGGAAGATTGTCTTTGGCCTCTACCAGTAGGTTTTCAAGGTTTTCTAGCTGTTCGTCATTAAGACTTAATTTAAGAATCTGTTCCATAATTTTGCGAGATTTAAAAAGCGGGTACTCACCGCTCTCTTATTATGACGCATCAATATACAGATGTAAACCACTATGGATTAAAAGTTACAATATCTGAATATATTAAGGTTTACTGATGTTTACTGTTGCGGTTTTACTATTAATGAGTCATAATTAATACATAGCTCGAAGGGGCTGTCTTTTAAATTTTCTCGCAAATGACTTTTACTACTCCAGACCACCTCAAGCAGCACTTAGTAAACACAATTACTACTGCTTTTATTTCTGAGGTTCAAGACAAGTGCAACCACAAAAACTTACAGGTTGATACACATAAGAAAGAAGGTATCAGATACCCACACACTTACACAGGTCGTTACATTATCTGTGCTGAACAAAGACTAGAAGAAAAGTCTCCTGTATTTGGTTGGGAAGAGCCTAGATTCTACCCACACTATTCAAACATTATTAAAGATGCACAGGCTCAGGCTGATGCAGCTTGTTCTTTACTTGAGCAAAGAATTGCACAGCACCATACAAAAAAAGAAAACATTTGGAAAACTTCAGACTTACGCGTAAATCACGCTAATGGCCTTATTGAAGGTCGTGTTTATGGCCACGTTTACGATTACATCGCAGACGAAAAGACTATTTTAGAGCGTAGAGAGGCTACCAAGTTTGAGATTTATGTTCGAATGATCTGGAATTACAGATATGGTGAAAACTCAGCTAATGGCCACTTGACCACATACACACAGTTCAGGTCTGAAAGACATGGTGCTGAAATGGAAGGCAAGAGCGCACAGAAAGCTAAAGAAGATGCTGCTAGAGCCGAGAGACAAGCTAAGTTGCAAGCTGAAAAAGATGCCAAAAAAGCTGAAAAATGGGAAAGATTTTCTAAGTTAGCTGTTCAGATGGAAAAGTGGTCAGACAAAAAGATCAAAGCACTAGGCCAAAAGATTGCTGATTATGATAAACAGATTCATAACTTAAAAGTTAACAACTTCGACACAGCTAACGAAGAGCATTACAGAAACTATGCTGCTAAAGATGTCGAAAAGCTAAACACTCTTAGAAACGATACTAGAACTTGGCAGAACAACATGGACAAGTTGAAAGCAATTTTCGATGAAGGTTGTGACACTAGACCAAAACTTGTAGAAAGATATGACGTCTGGGGAGTTTAATTACTCCCACCTTTTTATAAATTTATTTTCTTAAAACAATGACAAAAGCAGAAGCTATTAAACAATTCAAATCTTTGTATGCAGCTTGGGGTTGTAGCGATGATGATGTAATTGCTAAAAGAACCTACTGGAATGATTACACAGATTTGCTTTGTAAAAGAGGTCTAATCACATTAAAACAATACGATAATTGGGGGCAACCATTCTAATGAAAACTTATTTAGTAAAAGAAACAAAAGTTGTTACACACACTTATTTAGTTAAGGCAAACAACATACATGATGCTCTCACTGAAGCTAATGGTAATTTATCTGGACTTGGCAAATCTCCTTATGAAAAGGTAGATACAGTTGTTGGGTTTCCAGTTATTGATTCAATACAATTAATGGAAAAAAACTAATGTCTAAATCACAAATCATTTCACAAGAAAAAGCTGACAGATTCTTGCGTATGTTTCCACCACGTATGAAACAGCTTGATAAACAAATTCAATTAGTACAAAACTGTTCTAGGAAAGATGGCTATGAATGGGGATTTACTGATACAGTTCCTATTTTCTTCATTGTAATTTTTAACAAGCTTACAATTTGTGCTAAAAAGTTTGGATTAGATGTTGTTGTAAGGATAGAAGGGCGCGATATTGAGGAAGTCTATGAAGACGCTAATGACAAATTTTTGGAAAAAATAAATGGCGACTGAACAAGAATTAGCATATCAAGCTAAAAAAAGATTTTGTTATATAGAACTAAAAAAATGGATGGTATTTCTATGTGATAAAAGAACTATTGCAGAGGTAGAAAAAGCCATGGCAGCAGCTTTATCTATTACCCTTCACATTAAAGATCTTGATGACAAAATTTACAATGAAACTATGCCTGAATATGATGATCCTTTGATTTAGGGTTATGATCGGCTTATCAAGGGTTACTTTCTCTTGCTATCCAAACGTATCCATGAACATCTTTATGTACCTCAGAGCGGAAGATGGCGTAGCTCTAAGAGAATTCCTTAAAAAGAATCCAAGTGTCAAAGGTATCGATAGAGAAAAAGAATTTTTAGACGCTGGTTTGATTGCTAGGGTCTGCTACTCTTTGGAAGTAGAACTGAACAAACTTTAGTCGGGGAGCCTGATGACACTTGTGAAAGGTTCGTAGCAAGTTTGTCTGAAAGTCTAGGAATATTGGATTTATCCAAAAGACAGGGAGGTTTACACGCGAGATGTTGGCTTACTCATCCCCCGACTTACCAATAGTTTCAATAGTTATCATTGAATGTGGTTTAAGGTTATAATTTTTATCGCAATAATATTTTCGGGCTTGCAAACTTACCACTTGCGAATCGTCAGCAATCGCTGATAATGTTAAAGCATCTAATGTACTTCGACATAATTTGTCTATATCCCCTTTGTTTCTAGTTACAGGAAATTTTGGCGCAGATTGCTTAACTTGACCTTTTGAGTTTAAATGAGATTTCGGCCTATTAAACCAAAAACAGATTTCTATATGTACTGGTTCTAAGATTAATTCCTCGACAACTTTATTTGCTTCAACCCTAATTGCATCCCTAAATGGTCTTACCCTCTTACATGATTCAACCATCCTACCCTTACCCAGATAAGTTTTACTTCCCTGCGGTGCAGCTTCAATACCTTCAACAGTAATTACATATTTCATAAAATGAGTTTCATACCAGAAAATGTACCATTCGTATCTTTGCCGACTGCTTTAAAAGGTAGAATCAGCCCACATCAATTAGCAGTTCTTTGGGTATTGCAAAGTTACTATCCGAATATATGGCCTAGTTATAGCACAATCGCAAAAGATGCTGGTATGTGCAGAACTAAGGTTATTCATACTGTTGAACAATTAGTGTCTCTTGGCTGGCTTCAGAAAATAAGAAGATTTCAAGATGGAAAACAAACTAATGCTTACAGAGTCACAGTTTGGCATGAATGCAAGATTCCAGCACCTCAACAACCCAGTGTTGAAGCGAGGTGTATCTCAGCAACCAGTACACCAGATGAACTAGGGCGGTGTATCTCAGCAACTAGGGGTGGTTCACCAGATGAACCTAAACTAAAACAAGATAAACTAAAACAAATAACTAAAAAGAAAAAGGGTTATTCTGAAAATTTTGAACTTTTTTGGAAAAAGTATCAATCTCAAAATAATAAATGTGTGTCTCAATCTAAGAAACCAGCATTTAAGGAATATCAACTTCTCGATAAAAAAACTCAAGATAAACTAATAGACTGTCTTGAAGCAGATTCCAGATTAAGAGTAAAACTTATCAGGGATGGAAAATTTGTACCAATGTGGCCTGATTGTTTCCGTTGGATTAAGAATGGCCAATACGAACAGTTTTTAGAGTTGCGCGAACAGAAATCTAAGTCAAAATTAAATCCCATGCTTGCAAATAAACCAAGTAATCAACCTTTTTAAAATTATTATGGGAATCGAATACGGAGAAGTTTCTTTTAAAGCTAATACCGATAAAAAAAGACTAAGAAACAAAAAACACAAAACAATTTTACAAGAATTGAAATCTATGGAGAAAAAAAATGAAACCTTATAAAAGAGCCGCAATAGATCGCGATGTTACATTTAGACCACCAAGCTATAATTGTCACGCTTGTAATGATTCAGGGCTTGTTCATAACTCTGACGGTTGTATCAACAACTATCTTGATGACTATGACCAAAGATACGATCTAGCAATAATTTGTTACTGTGAAGCAGTTTACCCTAAATACAATGAAGAAGGCCAACTTGTCAGTCATGGCTTTAGAGATGGAGATGGTAATATTAAAAATAGTACAGGAGTTGATGTAGATAAAGATATAATTAGAGAGTTACATAATATAAGAAAAAAAGGCTGGGAAACTACTGCTAGACTTATGAATAAGCATATTCAAAAAAACCTAAAAAGTAAAAAAGTACAATTACCTGAAGAAATACAAGAAGTTAAGGATAAATTGGTAAATTTAAAGCTTAAATCAATAAATTCATAGTTTTACTCCTTCCAGATTGCATTTTAAGACCTCTATAAATTTGTTCCTATACGTTTGTACCCTTGAAAAAACCTAAAGATTACCTAATGTATGATCCCTTGCAAAAATGTAACTATAGAATCCTTAACGGTAGGCGGCTATGGTTACAGCAAAAACCTAAAGAAGTGTACCCTGCAAAAAAAGGGTTAGACTTTGAACAGTTAACTATCTCGCTATGACCACAACACCAGATACACCAATATTCTCACCAGAGGATATTAAGCAATCAAGAATAATTGATTTAACCTTATATAAAAATAATCCTAGAGTACATAGTGACACCCAAATAGAAAGATTAGCAATTTCATTAACAGAGTTTGGGTTTACTAATCCTGTTCTTGTTGATGATACAGGTAATGTTATTTGTGGTCATGGGCGTATTGCAGCTGCAAAAAAAATAGGATTAGATACAGTTCCTACAATTACACTTTCACATTTAACAGAAGATCAACGAAGAGCTTACATAATTGCAGATAATCAACTGGCCTTAAACTCTAGTTGGGATGATGACATATTGAAGTATGAGTTAGAAAAGCTTTCAGAAAATGGTTTTGATTTATCCTTACTTGGTTGGGGTGATGATATTCCAGCCTTTGCAGATGAACCCGATTATGGTTCGCTAGATGATTTTGATGACCCTACAGGTGAACTAGCCAACGATGTAATGAAGGCAATACAGATAGAATTTAGACCAGAAGATTATGAAGAAGCAAAAGAAGTTGTTGCA